CCGCATCGCAGCAGAACCCGCAATCGTTTGATCGAGCACCGATGGCGCCGAATCCTGGCGCCATCTCCTAACGCCCGTAGGAGGCACCATGCATCACCGACTTGACCACTTCGAGCGCTTCACGCAAGCGCATCGCCGTATCGTTTCGGTGCGGGGCATGCCATGAGTGTCCTGCAACTGAAACGCTCGTCCACGCTGAAGCAAAAGACGCCGCTGGTGTGCAAGACGCCCATGAAGCGAAGCGGCTTCCTCCGCATGGACCACTCGAAAGAGCACGTCACCAAGAAGCCGGCCGGCCTCAAATCGCGTGGCCCGAAGATGACACCTATTCGCCGCGCCGCACGGGGCCAGGACTGCCAACTTCAGATCCTAGGTGTCTGCAACGGCGACCCCACCACGACCGTCCTGTGTCACTCCAACCGTCTCGCTGACGGCAAGGGCATGGGCCTGAAGGCTCCGGACACCGAGGCTTGCATAGGGTGTTCATCGTGCCATGACGTGCTCGATGGCCGCGCGCCGCGCCCCGCCGGCATGTCGATGGATGACCTGCAGCGCCTTTTCGACTACGCACGCGATCGCACGCACGTCATCCTGCGCGCAATGGGGCTCATGCCATGAGAACGAAACTCGTCAAACGTTACTGGTGCGACTTCTGCAACCGCGCTGGATTGCGGGCGCACTCCATGGCCAAGCACGAACGCCATTGCACGATGAACCCGGCGCGCGCGTGCCGCACCTGTCGGCTGATCGACGGGGGTAACGGTACGGACGCCGAGGGCTTGCGTGCTCTGATCGCAATCTTGCCATCTGGCCCCGTGCCGGAATTGGGTGACGAGCTTGACGCCTTTCTGGAGACGGTTGACGCCGCAATCCCGAAGCTGCGCGAGGCTGCTGGTGGGTGCCCGGCCTGCATGTTGGCCGCTATCCGTCAGGCAGGCATCCCGGTGCCTGCAATCCAGAGCTTCGACTTCAAGAAGGAAATGGCAGAAGTACTGCGCTGCTATGCGGTTGAGCACATGAACACGGGGTACTACTGACATGCTGACCTACGAAGTCAAAGGCCCGACCGAGAGCGGTCATTACCTCGTTGGCTATCCGACGCCGGGCGCCCCGCAAGTGTTCACCCTGGCAGGCTGCGCGACGTCTGCAGAACAGGCGCAGCGCGAGTGCGCGCGACTGAACGAAGCACAGGTAACCGACCGCCGCGCCGACATCGTTCGCACGGCCAACATGATCGTTCGCGACGAGGAGAACTGACGTGGCGAATCAATGGCTAAGGCTGTGGCACGACCTGCCGAACGATCCGAAGTGGCGCACTATCTCACGCGTCTCGAAGCAAAGCATTGGGAACGTGATCGCTGTGTACATGCATCTGCTCGTGAACGCATCGAACGCAAGCGAACGCGGACGAACGCAAAACGTATCGAGCGAAGACATAGCGAGCGCGCTTGACATCGAAACCGAGCAAGTCGATGCGATCCTGGCCGCGATGCAAGGTCGTGTCTTGGATGGCGACCTCATCAGCGGATGGAGCAAGCGTCAGCCGGAACGTGAAGACGGGGCCGCTGAGCGCGCAAAAGCATGGCGAGAGGCCAAAAAGGCCGAGAAGCAGGCTCAGGAAAACTCCGACCAAACGCAGGCGAACGCAGGCGAACGCAAACAAACGCTAGATAAAGATAAGAATAGAGAAGAAATAAAACCCCCCATACCCCCCGAGGGGGGCGAACAGCCCGAGCAAATCGAATCCACGAAACGCAAAGCCGCCATCTCGTTGCAGACCTACCTGGACGACTGCCGCAAAGCCGGCATCAAGGCCATCCCTGAAGGCCATGCCGTTTTTGCCTACGCCACGAAGGTCGGCATACCCGACGAGTTCCTGCGGCTGCACTGGTACGAGTTCAAGGACCGCTACACGATGCCCGACGCCAAGCGTTACAAGTCCTGGGCGACGGTCTTCCACAAGTCGGTGAAGGGCAACTGGTTCCGGCTCTGGTACGCAGCGAACGACGGCACGTATGCGCTGACGACGACCGGGCTGCAGGCACAACGAGATCACGGAGAGGCAGCATGAGTTACGAAAAAGTCGATATTGGCGTCGCGACTCTGTACCGGGGCGATTGCTTGGAACTTCTAGAGGAAATTGGAACCGTTGGCGCGGTCATCACTGATCCGCCGTATGGCATGGCATACCAATCGAACTTTCGGCAAGAGCGGCACATGAGAATTGCAAACGACGAGACAGTTGATCTCGCCCTGCGGGTCATTTCCTGGGCAAGAGATGCAGCTGAGCACTCGGTCTATGCATTTGGCCGATGGGACAATGTTGCTACCTATCCTGCTCCTCGCAGTCTGATTACATGGGTGAAAAACAACTGGTCGATGGGCGACCTTCTTCACGAGCATGCAAGGCAAACGGAGGTGGCTTTTTTCTGGCCTGGGCCGAGCCACAGTTTTCCAGCTGGGCGCCCAACTGACGTCATTACCTATCCGAGAACGGCCAACGAGAACCATCCAACCGAGAAACCAGTTGGGCTGATGGCGGCATTCATCAGGTGGACCGCCGGGATAGTCTGCGACCCATTCATGGGGTCAGGTTCGACCGGAGTAGCTGCAATCCAGCTTGGCCGGCCGTTTATCGGCGTCGAGCGCGAGACGAAGTACTTCGACATCGCCTGCAAGCGCATCGAGCAGGCGGTCGCGCAAGGGCAGTTGTTCGCGCCTGAACCAGTCAAGCAAGAGCAGGCCGGCCTGTTCGAGGAGCCAGCATGATCGACCAGTTCAACATCGAGGCCGAGCAGGCCGTCTTAGGCGCCATCCTGCGCGACAACGACGCTTTCGACCATATCCCGGAACTGGATGCCGGTCACTTCTATCGCGGCGACCACCGGACGATATTCACGGAGATCACGAAGCAACTCGCTGCCGGCAAGCGAGTCGACGCGATCACGCTGGCGGAGCGGCTTGACGGGGAACTGTTCCCATACTTGGGCCAGCTGCACGCCTCGGCGCCAAGCAGCTCGAAGATCGCCTACCACGCCCGCATCGTGATCGAGAAGGCGACGAAGCGGGCCTTGCACGCCCTGTCGATCGATCTGGCTGCCGACGCCGAATCGGGCAAGGACAGCACCGAGTGCATCGCCGATGCCGCAGCCAAGCTCGACGCGATGTCGCAACGCAAGACAACGAAGGATCCGCGCCGCCTCGATGAGACGCTGGTCGAATACCTGACCCTCCTGCAGCACCGCATGGAGGGCAAGATCCGCCCGATTCCGACCGGATACCAGCACCTCGACGAGATGCTCGATGGCGGCCTGGAGCGGGGAACCTTGACCGTGATCGCCGGCCGGCCCGGGACAGGAAAGACGGCCGCTGGCCTCGGCATCTGCCGCAACGTGGCGCGCGACTACTCATCCCTGTTCCTGTCGATGGAGATGTCGACGAACCAGGTCAACGACCGCAACATCGCCGCGCTGGCCCGAGTCGACATGAAGTGGCTGCGCCGCCCGGGTGAGGGCCTCGACGACACCGCGCGCTGGGAAGCCATCACTGCCGCCACGATCAGTTCGCGCAACCTGAACCTGTTCATCGACGACCAGACGGGGCTCTCCATCCCCGCGATTCGCGCGAAGGCACGCAAGATCAAGCGGCAGCGCGGGCTGGACATGCTGTGCATCGACCAGCTCAGCTTCATTACCGGCAGCAAGTCCGACAAGCTGCACGAGGCAATGGGCGAGTACACGCGCGGCCTGATCGCGCTAGGCAAGGAACTGGACGCCGTGGTCGTGCTGCTGGCGCAGTTGAACCGCGAGTGCGAGAAGCGCACCGACAAGCGCCCGATCATGTCCGACCTCGGCGTGTCCGGCTACATCGAGCAGGACGCCGCCAACATCATCTTCCTGTACCGCGACGAGCTCTATAACGCGGAAACCGAAGACCGCGGCATCTGCGAATGGATCAGCGCGAAGCAGCGGCAGGGCCAGCCCGGCGTCGTCGGTCTGCGCTATGTCGGCGCGCAAACACGGTTCGAGGACTTGCCGTATCGCTGGCACCGCCGCGCACCGCAACCCGGGCCGCGTCTGGCATCGAACCGCGGCGGATTCAACTGACGAGACCATTTCGCGCGAGAGCGCATCCACGAGGAGATAAGAGCAATGAACGCACCTGAGCAAGTATCGCTGGAAGGAATCCCCGAGCAAGAGCCGGCCGCCCACATGATCGCCCGTGTGAGCGCGGTAGCCGTCAAGCTCGTTTTCCCATTCGCCGCCGTGCAGGATATCCGCTACTACCTGAATGGCATCAACATCCGCCCGCTGGAGGATGGGACGGTGATGATCGTGGCAACGAACGGCCACCGCTACATCGTCGTGCGTGATCCGAACGGCTTTGCCGAGCGCGAGATCATCGTGAGCATCAGCAAGGACGCGCTGAAACACGCCACCAATGCCAAGCACACGCTGGACGTGATGTCGAACGGCTCTGCAATGTTCTCCGGGGATGTGGCGCAGCCGCTGTTCATCCAGCCCGGGAATTCAATCATCGAGGCCGATTTCCCGCGCATCGAGCGCGTGGCCAGCACGCTCGGATACAAGGAAGGGATTGCTGGCGCAGTCAATCCAACGTATCTCGCTGACGCTCTGGCGATAGCCAAGAGCTTTGGTAACTCGATTCGCTTCTTCACGCGTGACGGCGATAGTCCGCTCAACTTCGTGCTCGGTGGACTGGGTGACCTGGAGTGCTTCGGCGGGATCATGAAGCTGCGTGATTCCTTCGATGCACTGCCGGCGTGGTTCCCGATTCCAGGCGAAGTCGAGACTCTTGCGGACGTCTGACCGGCAGAACCCATTTCGCGCGCACGAGCGCATTTCACCGAAGCACCGACCTGAAAGGCAGACATGAGAATCGAAACTATCCGCGACACCTTAAACGCGCTCGCACCGGTCACGAAGCTGCTATATGCCGCGTTGGTTGGGCTGAACGTGCACAACGGAGATTACGGCTGGGCTGCGTTCTTTGCCTGCTTGTTTCTGGACGCGGCGCTGGACGACTGAGTATGAACCCGCCCGTACACAGGGCGGTAACAACAACGATACGGGGATCCTGATGAAACTATTCCGAGAACTGAAGCAGCGCGCCAGCCTCGCATGGCGCATCCTGTGCGACTTCGACAGCAACCTCGAGGCCTACGCGGAAAGCGAGATGCGCTCGGCCGGCTACTTCGACGGCGACGAGATGAACGAGTACATGGCGCAAGGCGTAGTGGACATGGTTCGCGTGTTCTCGCTTCAGGGGCACAGCGGCATGAGCGCATCGTTTGCACTTGATCTGTTCGGCCTGCTGGCGCGCTTCAAGCCGATTGGACCGCTGACCGGCGCCGACAGCGAATGGGTGGACGTTGCTGATCTGTCGGGCCGGCCACTATGGCAGAACAAACGCTGTGGGCACGTGTTCAAGGCCGGCGACGGTCAAGCCTACGACCTTGACGCCGTGATTTTCGAAGAGCCTAGCGGCGGGCGCTTCACCAGCTTCCACAGCCGCCAGTTCATCACGTTCCCGTACACGCCTCGTTCGGTCGTCGTACGCGTAGCCGAAGACGCCAGCGACGTCGACAAGCGGTTGGCCGCGCAGGCCGCGTGGAGCGCGGCATGAGCAAGCCATTCAAGGTTGGTGATATTGCCGTCCTGCGCATTGACATGGCAAGAACTCCGCCGCAGGAGAGTGGACTGCTCGCCTACGACATGGCGGATGTGAGAGTCATCGGTGGAGTGGAATGGCGAGAGTCGTGGACTGGGCTACTTCTCTGTTACGTAGTGAAGGCCATTGATGGGGCGGTGTTTTTCGCTGAGCCGCATGAACTGTTTCCCAAGCGTCCTCCGCGCCGAAACATCGACGAGGTAGTGAGCTGGGAATCCGTCGGATGGATGCCGATGGACGTGAAGCTTGATCGAGCCATCAAGGAATCGTTGAGGGATCGGGTGAGGGAGAGGGCATCATGACTGCTCCGGGCCAAAGAATAGCCAAGCCGCCGACTTCGCCACATGCAAACCTCGTGGCGGTCGAGCGCATCGGAACGACGAAGCACAAGAGCGCGATCTGGCGCCTGTTGTGCACGTGCGGCCGGTCGATCACTGCCGATGCGCCCGCAGTCAAGCGTGGCGCCGCGCACTGCCCAGACTGCAATCCGTCGTACGGCACCTTGGAGGCCCAGCGAATCCTCGCCGTGCTGCCCGCGACAATCCCGGAGATCGAAAAGCTCACCGGCATGACGTTGCAGACGGTGCGCTACCGAATCTCCGTGATGAAGCCGAAGTTGTGCCACACGGGCGACTGGCAGCGCCCACGCGGTTCCGGCGCCTGTCAACCGATCATCGTCGCGGGACCGGGTGAGGACGTGCCATGCCCGCTGGAGCCAAGGAGCAACGCGGACTGCAAGCGTCGCCTACGCAAGCGCATCCAACGCGCGATCAGGAAGGCTCTGGCCGGCGGCAAGGAAGACCCGCGCTACGTGCGATACATCAAGCAGCACATCGCACGGATGACGGCCAAGAAGACGCGCAAGCAACCGCAGACGTGGCTGTCTGCGCTTTTGGGATAGGGGGGCGATATGAGTGTCTACGGCTGTTTCGATAAACATCGCCCGGCGGCCGGCGCGCCGCTACTCGTGCAGGACGGTTATTTCGGTACTTTCGACCCGGCGCAGACCGCTGCGGCCCGCCTCGCGCGCTGGATCGTCATCCCATACGTCATGTCGACCGAGTGCGCTTACGACAAACGAACGTCTGATCGTGATTGCATCGGATGTAAACACGCCAAGGTGAAAGCATGAGAAAGCTAATTCTTGATGTTGGCTCAGTCTATTCGTGGCTGATAGTCGTCGCTCCTGCCGGGAAAGATAATCGCGGCCGAACAACGTATCTGTTCCGTTGCAAATGTGGGAGTGAAGTAGTGCTGACGGCTACTTGCGTAAAGAGCGGAAACAACAAAAGTTGTGGATGTCAGAGAAAGCCGCACGGCATGACTAGGTCTCCGGAATTCTTGGTATGGAAGGGCATGATTGATCGGTGTACCCGTCGCACCGATCCGGCATGGGATCGGTATGGCGGCCGAGGCATAAAAGTGTGTGAACGATGGGTGGAGTTCAAAAACTTCTATGAGGACATGGGGCCGCGCCCCGCCGGTTATCAATTAGACCGGATCGATAACGACGGTCCGTATGAGCCAGATAATTGCAGATGGGCGACCAGAAGTGAGAACGGGAGGAACAAGCGGACAAATCGTATTGTGACCTACCAAGGCCGCGATATGTCATTAACCGAAGCGGCGGAATTGACGGGCCTCTCATTTATGACGCTTTGGCACCGCCTAAATAGAGGCGAAACCGGGGATCGTCTATTTCGACCGGCGCGCTACGCCAGCCATACGGATTACATCGAGGTGTGCGCATCAGGTAAAGGAGTAAGCGTGAAGCGCGGCTACTGGACGCCGGAAGAGGTGGAGAAGCTTGCCAAACTCTACCCTCATTACCGATCCGAAGACGTCGCCGATCTGCTCGGACGCGAAAAGCGATCGGTCTACAACAAAGCGATGAGCCTGGGGATCAAAAAGACCGCCGCATTCCTTGCGAGTGGCGCGGCTGGCCGGTTCGGCGGCGCTAGTGATTTGCCAGAGCCAGGCGATGAACTAAGACAGCTGGAGTCCGCATGAGCACCTGGAATCCGCGCTACGCCGCATTCGCCCACGCTACCGGAATGACGCCCAGCGAACGTCTTGCGAAAGACAGGACGAGGCGTACTGGCCGCATGGCCGATTTCATCCTCTGGATCGGCCAGCGCTGGCTGGAATGGGGAGGTCCTCGCCCTACATCGCGCAGCACGGCAGATCACAAGAACTTCGACACATGGCTGGCGGCGAAGTACATGCGGCACGCACAAATGGAATTGGAGTTGATCTGATGAGCTGCACGAACCACGACAAGATCTGCGCCGTCTGTGACGAGTTCAGCATAAAGCAGGCCGCACCAGAATACGCCGCCCTCGGCATGGGCCGTTGCCTCGCGCGCCACGATCATGGCCACCTATCCGTGCACGTAGGGTGGGATTGCGAAACGTGCGTGAGCTTCCGCCTCGATCGGGCGAACTTGGCAAGGCGCCAGCAGTACGTCCAGGTCCAGCGCCAGAAGCAGGAGGGCGGCCAATGATCACTGTGCACCTGCCTTTCCCTGATCCACGGTTGAACCCGAACCGCTGCAAGGGCAAGCACTGGGCGTCGACCGTCGCCCTGCGCAAGTCTGCGCGCGAGGCTGCGATGCTGCTGACGCGTCAGGCGAGCCGAGGCGTCACGTTCCCGATGGGGCACGAGGTGTCGCTGAAGGTCGTGTTCATCCAGCCGAATAGGCGACGCATGGACCGGGACAACCTCTTGGCCGCCGCAAAGCCCCAGATCGATGGCGTAGCCGACGCCATTGGCATCGATGACAGTCAGTTCAATCCTGTCAAGGTCTATCGAGAGTACGGCGCCAAGCCGGGCAGCGTGCGCATCGAGATTGGCGGTCGAGGCGATGCGCCTGCGGCCTGAAACGCAAGGACAACTGAAGTACCAACCAAAGCGAGGCATGGATGTTCAATGAAAAAATCCTGGAAGTGATCGCGAAGACCCCGGGCTGTCGCGAAGCGGCTATCTACGACGCAGTGTCAGTGGATGCGGACGAGACCCGCGCGGCAATTAGCGTATTGGAGACGTCGGGCGCCATCGTTGCAATCGAGTCGGAGGGCGTCACCGAATGCGGGCGCGTGTTCGAGTTCACCGAGGAATTCAAGGCAACGGATGCCTGGAAGCGCATCACGCTGAAGGCCACGGCGGCCAAGATGCCAGGCACGAACCGCATCGAGCGCGCGATTGCCTTCGTCAAGGAGCGCGGCACTGCGACGTCGGCTGAACTGCATTCCCTCATGGGCCTGCCGCCGGACGAGCTTGCATCGAATGTCCTCGCCGGCGCCGTGCGCACAAAACGGCTGGTCAAGAACGGCAAGCATTGGACGCTCGGCCCCGGACCGGGCGGACCGGCCGCACCGGCCTTGCCGGTCGACGAGGATCGCGAGCCGACGCGCGCGACGTGGGGCTCCAAGACCGCGCCGTTCCCGGTGCCGATGTTTCTGCAAAAGGAGGCGAAGGCTGCGGAGGCCAGCGACGCTGCGACCTTTAAGGCTGAGGAGGAGCTAACGCAACCCTCGGCCGCTGCGGTCCCGGCGCCCGTCGACAACGTGGTATCGCTCGAACCGCAGCGCACCGCGCGCATCAAGCCGATGGATAAGATCGATTTCGCCGCATTCGCCGACATGGTGAATAGCCAGCCCACACCCGGCACCGCGCCCGCCATTCGCTGCGGCCTGTGGTCGGATGGATCGGTCGAGGTGCAGCGCGACGGCAAGACGTCGGCAGTGCTGGCCGTGGAGGAGGTGGCGTGTCTGGCTGACTTCTGGGCCAGGATCAAAACCAGTGCAAAGGAGACGACGTGAATACCACATCCAAGACAATTCTCGTATCGATCCCGACCGAGAAGGTTTGGGTTAGCCAGCATTCATACACATTCCGCACCGTCATGGTCAGCGTCGAACCCGTGCTGATAATGAGGCGCGCGTGTGGTCGCCATGGCGAGGCGCAGAAGCGATATTTCTACGATGCTGTCATTAAGCCGCCCGCTGAGTTCGCGCCCGAATACGGCGGCCTGTGGGATTACGGGATCGCTGACCATTTGAAGCAGCTTCTGCGTGTGAGTATTTCGCGAAGCAGCAATCCAAAATGGAAGCCGCCCGTGTTTCCTGTCGACGCACACGTCATAGAGGTGACTGCATGAACGCAATCGAGCACACCATACTGGAAGAGGCCCCGCAAGCCGATTCCCCATTCGTCATCGTCATGAAGCTGTGGGCGCGCTGGATGACACTAACCGACAGGCGCGAGGCTGGTGGCTGGGCGCATCCGCAGGACGTGAAGGAATTCATGCGCGCCGGGGAAGCAGTCGATGCGATGGTCAACGACCTGCCGAGCGCGCAGCGGTGGGCGATTTACCGGGCATACGGGATTGCCACCGTCTGGCGCTTTCCGAATCTGCCGCTTGCCGAGGTCGTGATTGAGGCGGAGCAGATTTTGACGCCGAAGATGCTGAGAAATGTTGACGTGAAGAGATATTTCGGCTAGGCTATTGATGCTAGCGGTCAATATTGCGCGCTAGCGAATGAAACCCGCCCCGAAAGGTCAGCGGGTTTCGCCGTTTACGGGACCGAATATGACCGAACAGCAGTTTGTCTACTGGCTTCAAGGATTCGCCGAGCTGACTGAGCAGCCGCCATCCGCTGAGCAGTGGAAGTCGATCCGTGAGCACCTAGCGATGGTATTCAAGAAGGTCACGCCGCCGGTAAATTTATCGGTCAAGGTGCCAGACTTGAAAGATAGTCAAGCGATCAAAGACATGCTCGAGAAGGCACGTCAGCATCGCGTGGCCGAGGCGGCACGAATTCCATATCAGCCGCACTTCTTGGAGCAGGGCGTACGACCCGGCGAAATCATCTGTTAGGTTCGCATAACCCCGACGCTCAGCGGCCCGGCCACGCCGGTCACGTTCCCTGTTGAATTGCGAAAACGCTGCCTGATGCGAGCGTCGGCGCCTGACTGGTGCGAAACCAGTCGCCACATCACAGGGGTAACTCAGTGGTTAGAGAGGATAGAGGGTCGCTCCCCGAGTCCGGATGCGCTGGTTCGAGTCCAGCCCCCTGTGATGCGGTTAAGCGCAGCAATGCGCAGGGTCGGGAGGTCTCGGCCGCCACAACCAAAAGGCAAGGCGTCTACCGCGCTACAAGTCGGGACGAAGAGTATGGGCGATAACGGTTCATACCCGATTGGTGGGAAGCCAATCGCCACACATCGACGTTCATTGCCTCGCCGCGCCCGCATGGGACTTGATGGGCAGTGCGTCGATGTGTGGCGTAAGCGGGGCGCTTACCCGCGAAAGTGACGTTAAAGCCGGTAAGCTCGGCCGGCCTTGAGTGCAAAGAGTACGGGGTGCGTCACGCATACCCCGTAGCCGGGGATCAGCGCCGGCCGCTGCAACTTGTCTCCTCAGACCTCCCTGGTTCTGATTCGCCGCCCGCCGCAGAAATGCGCTCGCGGCTTTTTTACATCAGCGTACGACCAGATCAAGATCACGCCCGAGCGCCGCCATGGCATCGGCGATGCGGTCGATCTTCGTCGCGTGCTTCAAGTCGGTCAGACGGTTTGCCTCTTGCTTCGATGTGCCCATCCGGCGCGCCAACTCGGACGGCCCTA